GGCGAATACCCCGGTCGAACAGCAGGGTCGTGACTCGAAGCCGGAACATCGGGTCGCGTGCAGCAATCTTGGACTTGATCAGGTCCGTGAGCTTGGAGTAGGTTGGCTTGGACAGCTTGTTGATGGCCGCGTTGATTTCGTCGTAGTCGGCGTCATCCTTCTCGCGGACCTTGCGGAGCGTCTCGACCAGGACGTTTTGACGCCAATTTGCGGCCTCCACGGGAGGCTCACGACGGACGGGGCGGCGATACACTGGACGGAAGGAAGTGCGTAGCTTGGAGAAGATCTCCACCACGCTATCAGGAAGGGGCTGCTTGACGGAAGGGCGGAGAGCGTAGATTGAAGTGACGGTATCCATTTCAACGCTCTCTCTCCTTGTTGGTTGGGAGAGGATTGGTTTTCCGGAAAACGGATTACTGCACACACAGCAAGAGATGAGTGCGGCAAAAATGACGTGGACTCTCTGGTATCACGACCCTTCCAACAATGACTACAGCCTGGAAAGCTACATTCGCATCTTCGAGGTCACTACGGTGGCAGAGTTCTGGAGTTTGATTGACGGCATCCCGAAGGATGTCTGGGAGTCTGGCATGTTCTTCTTCATGAAGACTGGCGTGCGTCCGCTGTGGGATGCACCTGAAAACGACAAGGGCGGTGCCTGGTCAAAGAAGGTGGATGCGGCCGATACGCACACGGTGTTTATCGACTGCATGGTTCACTGCCTCGCGGAGGCGTTTCTCAAGAGTTCGAATGACTCGATTGTGGGCGTCACGGTGTCTCCGAAGGGACAGTTTCACATTGTCAAGGTGTGGAACTCAACGACTGCGGTGTGTGACCGCAAGTTGTTCAGTCCGAGTTTGAAGATGAAGCAGGGTGACGACATTGCGTACAAGGCGCATAATCTGAGACCGAAGTAGAGCGAAGCTGAGGTCGTAGAGCTCAGCCTTTAATCTAAGTGCACTGACAGTTCACCAGCCACATGTAGGTAACATAGATCAGCCATGCGTGTAGAATGGTGGTTGACAGTGTGACGACGATCACAGCCGCCTCCATTACCTTTTTCAATTGGAGTAATAATGGCAGTCGCATATACAGTCGGTCGGTTTCAGCCGCCGACGCTGGGGCATGTTGAAATGATCGACGAGATGCTCAAATCAGGAAAGAATTGCTTCGTGTTCATTTCATCTGCACAGAACACTCTCATCCCGTCTGCGATGAAAAAGGGTCTACTGACCAAAATGATGACACGGAACGGAAAATTCCCACCGAACCTTACTCTTGTAGATACTGCGGTTGATTGCGAAGGGGTGGCATGCGGCGGACCGTATGCCGGATGGAACTACCTTCACAACGTCAGAAAGTTAACTGATATCACATTGGTGATTGGTCAAGACCGTGCGAAAGACTTTGACCCCAAGACCGCACAAATGTGGAGCAAAGTTGATCCAAAGGACCTCCCGAAGATGATGGTAACGATACGCGAAAAACCCGCGGGTGCGATATCCTATTCATCAACCAAGGCACGGGCAGCATTGGGTGCGTCGGGTGTGGCTGGACTGAAAACGTTCATGAAGACAGACACATCCGCATTGACGGACGATGATATCGCAGCGGCAGCTCGAGAATTGGTATCGAAGCAACCAAACTGGCCAAAGGGTGGTGCTGAACCCGGTGAAGACCTCAGTGCATTTGACGAAGACGATGAACCGAAAGGCGGCCGCCGCAAAACACGTCGCCGTCGTATCCGCAAGACTAGGAGGAACAAGGCATCAAGCAAAGCTTAATGTCGCCCAGGTTCGCAATGACGTAGCGAATCATGATGAACCAATCATTTTTCATGTGGATTTCCAGGTTGTTCGACAGGTTCGAGCACTTGGTAAACAGCACCAGGTGCGGCAGGCTGAACGTGCCTGACACAATCTCATCGGGCTTGGACTTGGTAATCGCCATGTCAGACGTCGAGTCACCCATCGTGACCGTCTGAGATGCGAACGGACCCTTGCACGTGAAGGTCAGCGTGCCGCCCACATTCTTGACATCCACCGTCTTGGCCGACAGCAGCGTCATGTCACGGCAAATCTTCTGAAAGTCCATGGACGGCATGGTGATTCGCGTGGCGAACTCGGTCTCGGGCATGTTGATGTCCGACTCGTCACGGTCCAGCAGGTTGAGCTTGTTGCGGATACGACGCTTCTTCTCCCCGTTCTCCAGCGTGATACACAGGTGATTGGACTCGGACTTGGACACCGAGAACGTGATGGTATCGTCATTCGTCACCGTCTTCACGATACGGTAAAAGTGGTCCGTGTTCAGACCCACATCCAGACGCGGTGCCGTGTGGTTGTACTGATACTCCTCAAACTTGGACGCATGGAGACGCATATGCGTCAAGACCGTGCGAGTGTTGTCCATGGCAATCATGCGAATGCCATCCTTATCAAACACCAGGCTCATCTCCACCAGCATAGACTTCAACCCCTCGGCGAGGATCCGAATCGGGGCCGTCTGCACTGTCTTGGCAATCACCAGGTCGTCGGACATTTATCAATGCTTGCGATGTCTTCTGAAAGTCGAATTACGCGGAGGACGCTTGTGGCGTCCTTGGCGACGACGGGGGGTCTTGCGGCGACCGCCATTCCGCCACGGCGGCTTTGTGAGACTTGCGGGCGGGCGGGGCAAATCAAGACCCGCATGAACTTGACGCAGGCGAGTGAGATCCACAGGACCAGGGACGGTCGCCAAGTTTTGCTCAACTTGACTCAGATAATCGAGCTGTAACTCCAATTCCATGTCTGCAGTCATGATCCACTCTGCGACCTCGAGGACACCGCTGTCTTTCGCTCGCAGTTCGTCTACCAGGGCCTTGAATTGCCCAACTGTATCTTCGGCAGATTTCAGGTCAGCTTCGATGGCGGCGAGTTCGTCGTCTGCGGGGGCTGGAGCCACACTGGCAGTCAGCCTCCTCTGTGCCCGTTTGTTACGTTCGTTGTCGGTCTTCGCTTTGCGGGTAAGTTGCGATGCCTTCAGTTCCCTGTAAAGGTTGTCAATGTCGGCCGGGTTTATCCTCTGGGTTTGGTTCCTACGTTTCGTAGGTTTCCTAACGACTTTCGACGCATCAACTGTCATCTCGAGTTTCCCGGTGGCTGCTCGCATCTGTTCAAACTTTGCCTTAGCTGCTCCGAGGCGGACCGCGAAGTCTTGGTCCCGCAATTGAGGCACGCCAACGCTGCCGAGAGACGTAGCAGAAGAAGGCCTTCTGGACTCGGACGCAGCAGAAGAAGGACTGCTGGACTCGGACGCAGCAGAAGAAGGCCTGCTGGACTCGGACGCAGCCGGTTCCGCTTCCGCTGGCTCCTCCGCAGCCGGAACCGACGGGGTCGGGAGTGGAAGGAATACGTTGTAATGGTCACCATTGACATAGTCGAGTGAAACCACCAGTGCGTTGGGCTCGTTATCCGGACATCCCTTGCCACTTAGCTGACCACCCGCGTAAATTGCTATCCTGACATGTAGAAGATTGGCAACAAACGGGGCCAACGCGTCACCTTCGGCATAGACGCGTGGTGCAAGGAATCCCTCGACTTCGATGGGTTCCTGTACCATTCGTGCAATGAATTGATCAGCGTTAAGTGTTTCACGCCGCGATCCACTGCCGTCCACAATGGTTGTAGGCCTCGGGGATCCATATATCTTTTTAAATAGTTCAAGGTTAGGACCAACGAGTAGGTCCCTTAACTGGTTCGCCAGTGCATACGCTCCGTCGTCTGATTGCTTTCGTGCTTCAATAGACACGTTTTCTTCCGCTTCGGTATATCCTGGTTTTCCAGACCCAGCAAGAACCGCCTTGTAGAAACACCACCCATCGCCGCGAATTTTTGTAGCGGCGTAATTGGGCCCTTGAAGAGGCACCTCACACTCTCCGCCAAACATATTCTGTGCCGCATCAGCTTCAACCGCAGCCGGAAGAGGAGCAACCGGAGCCGGAAGAGGAGCCGCAGCCGCCTCAACCGCAGCCGGTGTGGGAGCCGCCGGAACCGGAGCCGGAAGAGGAGCCGCCGGAGCCGCCTCAACCGGAGCCGCCACCACCGCCGCAGCAGCCGCAGCCGGAGCAAGAGCCGGAGCCGCCACTACCGCCGAATCCGCAACCGGAGCCGCAGCCGGAAGAGCAGCTGCAACCGGAGCCGGAGCAGCCGCAGCCTGAACCGGAGCCACCACCGCCGCATCAAGAGCCGGAGGCGGAGCCGGAGCCTGAACCGCACTCACTGCACCCGGTTCAGCCTGTCCCAGAAACTCTTGATCATCTTGGCCAGGTTCTGCTGGTTTCACGACATCGAGGGTTGTCATATCTGTTGCCACTGCCACTGCCGCTGCCGCCCCTGCTGCCGCAAGTTCTTCGTTAGACGGAGCAGCCCCCGTGGGTGGAAACTTGATCTTGTATAGGTTGCTATCGTTCGCCGCAAAAATCCGCTGAATCTGCACGGGAGTCTGAATATCGTTGTACAACGTCTCTGCATCTGCGACGGCAATAGGCGAATATCTAAGTGCCATGTTGCGAGCACCGAACCTCCACCGAGTGAATGCATTTGCAAGAGGAAGAAGGAGAGTGGCGACCTTGTCGCCGGCAGCATCGTCGAGTGCACCACCCGCAGACACAAGGCGACTAAATGCAACTTGAGGCTTCTCATCCGCATCGCTAGAGATCGCAGAAAGTTTCTTCTTGATTGCAGCCACGAAGGGGGCTAATGCAGAATTCGCACCGCCTCGCCGCAGTGTCTTTCGGCTCCTGCCCTGTTGTTTGCGTGCAGTAATGGCCGCAAGGCGTTTTGCATACCAATCGCGTGTGTTTGCGAACAGACGAACTTTACTTGCTTTTTGGACAAGCGTCTCTGGAGGAGGCTTGGCTGCCTCTACCTTCGCAACAGCAATTGCTGCATCAACAAGATCAACAAGGTTCCTTGGGTCTGTGTCCTGTTGCCCGGTCGCACGAGCATCTGCCATCTCCTGCCGCCTCGTCTCCAACACTTCTTCCCCGAACGTTGTGGGCGATGCAGCCGGAGCCGGAGCCGGAGCCGGAGCCGCAGTAGAAGGTTTTGCGAGGTTTCCCATGTCCAGGGTAAGTAGCTGACCCGCAGGAGCCGCAGCTGTCTTCGTCTTTTTGAGATAGGCGTCGTATGCCTTGGATGCGGCGTCCAGTTCGTTGCCCGCATCGACGCGTTGTTGTTCTGTCATGGCCGTCCGTCTCTTTTGGATTGCGGACTGGACCTTGTCCCACAGGTCTCTACTCTCCTGTGTGTTTTGAGGAGGGGTCGTCGGTAGGGCACCCTTCGTGTTCATTCCTTGACTAGCCGCACTTGCGAAGGACGATAGAACACCAGCAGCCCCCACTGCTGCCGCGGCAGCTACAAGTGCACCTGTCGGTTCCATTATCATCACCACTCAAAAAAACACACGAATACTACAATGGGGTTCGAAAACATCGTGCTGCTGTCCGTGGTCGAGATCTTTGGTGACTTCAATCTGCGGTGGTATGCCCAGTCCAATCAGTTCTCGTATCTGGTCTCTGGTATCTTCGGATACATCGGGGTCATCTACTACCTGGTCAAGTCGCTCCGCACGGACAATGTGCTGTACGTCAATGGCATGTGGGATGGTGTATCGGGTGTCCTGGGAAGTTTGGCCGCGTATGTTGCATTGGGTGACCGCCTTGGAAAACCCATCCAGTATGTCGGATTAGTCATGATCATTGCCGGAACCTATTTACTTAAACACGATGGGAAGTGAGCAATGTCGACAACGTACGTAACGGCATTGTACAACCTCCGCAAACGCGAGGGGCAAGACAAGGTGGATTCGGTTCATTTCAGTAGCATCGATACGTATCTCGAAACGTCCAAGCGATTGCTTGAAACACCCGACCCGTTCGTTATCTTCTGCGAGCCTGACTTGGAGGCACCGCTGCGTGCCATCCGAGGTGATCGCCCAACGATATTTCGGGACATTAAGTTCGAGCACTTACCCTTCTGGGACAAACTTCCGCGAATTGTGGAGAACAACAAAACCAGCCCGGTGGTCTGGGTGTCGCCCGAGAAGTTCACCGACCTGTATTACCTGATTATCAACCACAAGGTGGAGTTTATGCGACAAGTCGCAGACCTCAATACCTTCAATACCGAGTGGTTCGCGTGGGTTGATATGCGAATCGTCCTCCCGGAATCTGGGTTGGCCAACCTCTCCCAGTGGTGGGACCCCGAACGGACGAACGTCGCGATGATGGGTCTGATTGATCGCAACCGCCCGAAGGATCGATACACGTTCTTTCGCAACAACCACGGATGGGTCGCCGGTGGGTTCTTTGCGGGGAAACGTGCGGCCATCCTGGACTTCACAACCACGGTGATTCGAGAGTGGAAGCGAACGCTCGACGAAGGATATTCGCCGTCGGACGAGACCATGTTCG